GCCACCAGCTTGATGCGGAGGGCAACAAGGACCAAGCTATGAGTTCTGCAATTTTGGCAAAAGCATTTTCTAATTTTGGTCTTGGTGGCGGTGTTGGTGATAGGGTATCAGATCTCATTCTAGCAAATAGAAATAAGGCGATTAACCCAAATACTGTATTACAATATACAAATTCAGAGATACGTCAACATAACTTTACATTTAAGATGGTGGCAGAGAGCGCAGAAGAAGCCGTGAGTATTAGAGCTATAGTAAATTCTTTTAGAAAATATATGTACGGTGTAAAAGACGGAATCACGCTAGAATATCCAGCTAAATGGCAGATACAATTTCTTAAGATAGGCGGGGATAGAAACCCATTCCTTCCTGAACCATATACGTGTTTCCTAGAAAGTTGTCAAGCGACCTATAACACATCTTCTGGTTTAACACACAATGATGGTTCTCCTATCGAAGTTGACGTGACGTTGGCTTTCCGTGAGGTTAAGGCACTTTCCAGAACCGATATTGAAGCATTAGTGCCAAAATTACCAGCTGAAAAACGAGGTGCTTAATGTTTTTTGATAGTTTCCCTACGACAAAATACAATTTCTCAAAGGAAGGTAATGCTGTAGAAATTGCTGATATTTTCAGGCAAATAAAAATCGTTGATAAAAGATTCGATTCAGCAACACCATATCAATTCTATGAGGTTCAAGACGAAAGACCAGATCAGCTATCTAATAGGTTATATGGCGACCCTAACTACCATTGGGTTTTCTTCGTTATTAACGACACGCTAAAAGGCGGACACAAAGATTGGCCAATGACCAATATAGAACTTCGTGATTATATACAAACGAAGTATCCTTTAGATAATTATACTATCACGCTATTCCGCAATGCTGAAGATCCATTCAATTTTAATTCTATTCATAATAAGTTTAGAGTTGGAGATACTTTACGAGGTTTAAATACTGGTGCGGAAGCTACTATCCTCGAAAGAAACCCAGAAGTAAACCAACTGGTGATTAAATATACTACTAGTGCCAAGTTTTCTTCTGACGAGCAAATAATTGACACAGTAGGTGCTGGGATTATAGAAACGAATCGTGTGATTAGTTCGTATGCTGATTCCGTTGCATTCTATAAAGACTCAAATTCTGAGATAGTTTCAAACGCTGATAACTATAATCGTTCTGACATATCAGTTTCTTATACTGAAATGGAAACAGACCTTAACGACAACAGAAGATTTATAAGGGTATTGAGAGATTCATATATCCGTGATTTCGCTATATCATTTAGAAAGTTGATCAATGGCTAAGGGTAACTATTATTCTCGTCCAGGAAGATACGAGCTGCAGGAGTGCATTTTAACAGACTTCAGCGGTAAAACTATCGACATGGCATATCTAATCTCGAGCTTTACTGTCCTCGAGTCGATCAATAGCATGTTCAATATTTACGAATTTACTATTGTAGATGCCGTCAATTTGCTCGAAAGGTTTACTGTTTCGGGTAATGAAAAAATAGAACTCACCCTAGTTAAAAAAGATACACCTGATGGCTCTGATGAACAGATAACCAAGCACCTTATACTTACTAAAATTGAAGCATACGCTCGACCAAGTAATGAAGGTCAGGCATATAAGTTCAAAGCTATTACTGATACTGCGTTTAAGACTAGCATCAAAAGAGTCTCTCGGTCAGATAGCGACACCCCCACCGATATGATTTCAAGACTATGGGATGAGGTATCATTTAAGACTGACCTAGTTGTCGGTGATGATGCTGTGGGTAATATGAAAATAGTTTATCCAAATCATACATATATGGATACTTTTGGGTTGTTATTATCCCGTGCGGCAAACGCTAATGGAAGTCCTTTTTATCTTTATGATACATTGTGGGGAGATGCCAACCTAACTACTCACGAAAAACTAGTGGCAGAACCTTCAATTGATACTTTTGTTTCGAGAGCCGAAGATGAGACAGATCCAGGAGAAGAAGAATTTGATAAAAATAGACTACGCATAAAAAGTTTTAATTCTAAACTTGGCGTATCTAATTACGAAGGAATAAAGAGAGGTGCTTTTTTCAGCACAGTATATTCCTTAGATATTTCAAACAAAACCTTTGTTGTTCAAGACTATCATATCGATGGTAGTAGTGCGACTCCTATGGATTCTGCTGGTAGGTTTACCCTTGATTCTGGCTTCACTATCGGTGACGAGCCAGCAACAGAATTTTTAGATTCTAAGCAGATATTTCTTGCGACAAATTTTACAGGGTTTGAAGAGGGTGCAACTAACCTACACCAAGAGTCTATAAACTATATAGCTGATAGAAATTTTGTTGGGGAAACTCAGTTTGCTGCGACACATTCAATTCAGATCCATGGAGACTCTAGAGTACAAGCTGGTAAGATGATTGAGATAGAAATACCACCAGCAATGGATCCAGGAGATGTTACAGTTCCTATTGACGAATATATCTCAGGGATATACCTAGTCGCTACAGTTATGCATACATTTGATAAAGATGGCTACTACAATCAAACATTAGGTCTAAGAAAAGATTACGTGAAAGATGCTGGTTCTAAGTTTAGTTCTTTAAGAAGCAGCAAAGGTTATGGCTAGAATGAAAAAATTATGGAGAATCTGGGCAAAGTCGCTCGGAGAAAAAGTCGGCGAAACCGACAAACAGGCGGACATGGTTGCTGGTATTAGAACTTTTTGGTGGATTGCTCATATGATAGCATGCTTTATGATTATAATACATAATGGTGCTAAATTAGGATGGTGGTTATAATGCAGAGTGCGTTTAATAAACAATTTGTGTGGTTTACTGGGGTTGTAGAGGATATTCTAGACCCTCTTATGGTTGGTCGTGTTAAGGTGCGAGCATATGGATATCACACAGACGTAAAAACCGACTTGCCTACGGAAGATCTTCCATGGGCTACTGTAATGGGTCCAACAGACTCAGCGCATACTTCGGGAATTGGTAAGACTAGTCATGCATTGGTAAATGGATCTTGGGTCGTAGGATTTTTCCGTGACGGTGCTGCTGCGCAAGATCCTATTATCATGGGCACAATTGCTTCTACTTTTGAAGAGAAACCACCAGCTGATAAAGGTTTTTCGGACGCTTCTGAAACCTACCCAAAGTTTCAGCAAGATACCGATGGTACAGATTTAGAAGAAGTCTATAACGACACTAACTTGTTAGCACGTGGCACGAACACCATCATACGAGAACTTGATACCGTAACTGAAGAACCTGCCACAGCTTACGCTGCAGAATATCCTAATAACAAAGTAACACAAACGACTTCTGGGCATATTATCGAGATAGACGATACTCCAGGAGCAGAGAGAATTAATGTAAGGCATCGTTCAGGTACGTTTGTAGAGATGCATCCGAATGGTGATGTTGTACAGCATAATGGTAATCGCTTCCATATTACTACAGGTAACGATAACGTCCACATTACAGGCGTTTGTAATTTAACAATCGACCAAGATTGTAATACAACTATTTTAGGTAATTGGAATATTGATGTTACTGGTGACAAAACCGAAACTATTGGTGGTAATTTTACTGAAACAGTAACTGGTAATGTTACCGAAGAAGTTGGCGGTACAGTCAATGAAACTTATAAGTCCACGCAAACTACTAGTATCTCAGGGCAGCAAAAAACCACTGCAGCATCTATGGATATTAATGGTGGTACTTCTATTGATATGGACGCATCTAAAATTCATCTAAACTAAGGAGAACAATATGCCAGCAGCAGCAAGAAAGGGTGGTACTGATAGCGTAAAAAGCCCGCATGGTTCTGGGTATGAATGTCGTAGTCCACTTACGATAGGGACAGCAGCAGGTTCTGGTGACGTATTTGTAAATGGTGTGGGTGCCGTGAGAAAGGGCGATGCTGTAGAATCTCACGATCAGCCTGGATGTGGCGGTCATGCTCCAGGATTATCTTCAGCCAGCGGTAGTGTTTTTGTTAATGGAAAGGGGTTTGGTCGTAAAGGGGATTCTTATGGCTGTGGTGCTAAAATAACATCAGGTTCTGGGAATGTTATTGTCGGGGGCTGATAAACCAGTATAAATAAACGTATGAGCACAGAATTAATTTCAGATAAAAACCTTCAGGAAACCAGATCTAAGATCACTGGTACTACTAGGCAGTACAGAGACCTTTCTTTGGGTTTTAGAGTGCATCCCGAATACGGAGATATATCACCTGTTAAAGACTTAGAGGCAATCAAAAACTCTATCAGGAATATCTTAAAAACAAATCGTGGAGAGAAACCCTTTGATCCAAACTTTGGGTGTGGTTTAAAAAATTATTTATTTGAACCAGCTGATGGTATCACAAAAGCATCTATGCGTAGAGAGATAATGTATTCTATTGGCATTCAAGAGCCAAGGGTAGAAGTAACTGATGTTGCTATTGAAGATTACCCTGATAAAAACGCATATGCAATTACGATATCTACGGTAATTGTAAACACGCAACAACAATTTGACCTTCAACTATTATTAGAGAGATTAAGGTAATGGCGCAAACAGACCTAACAAAACTAGACTTTGATCAGATAAAAGATTCTATCAAAGAATTCCTAAAGAGCCAAGACGAATTTACAGATTATGATTTTGAAGGTTCTGGTCTGAATGTATTGATGGACGTTCTAGCATACAATACGCACTACAACGCATTACTAGCGCATATGACTCTTAACGAGTCAGACCTTGCCACCGCTCAGGTTAGATCTAACGTGGTTGCTCGTGCCCAGTCTTTGGGTTATGTACCTAAATCTAAAAAGGCATCAACAGTAAATTTAGATATTACAGTTACAGGCGCAGCAGATACTCCTGCTAGGATTACCTTGAAGCGTGGGTATAAAGTAAGCGGTAAAATTAATAACAAGACCTATTACTTTGTAGTTCTGTCCGACGCAACAGCTGTTAAGTTGAGCGACAACACCTATAGGTTTACTAATATTCCAGTGTATCAAGGTGCGCTTAAAACAGAAACTTTCCGTACTGATGGTCTTTCTCCATTCCAGAAGTTTGAAATTTCATCTGAAAGCGTTGATACTGAAACATTATCGGTATCTGTATTCGAAACTGAAAATCAGCTGAATGGTACTGCATACACTTTCTTTAATAAAATTAACGAAACAAGACCAGACTCTCAAGTTTACTTCTATAGTGAGAATAACTTTGGTAGATATGAAATATACTTTGGTGACAATTACTTAGGTAAACGACCTGAAAGTGGCTCTAAGGTTCTAGCTGAATATCTTGTGACAGATGGTAAAGAAGCTAATGGTATTACTAACTTTTCTCCTTCTGGTTCTATTAACAATCTATCTGGGATAAGCATATTGAGAGCTACAGGTAGCGAAAGATCTATTGGCGGTTCCGATAAAGAAACTCTTGAATCAATTAGGTTTAACGCACCTATAAGTTACGCTACACAAGACCGTGCCGTGACTGCTGACGATTATCGTGCTTTGCTAGTTCGTGAATTTACTGATATCCAAGATATCTCTGTTTGGGGCGGTGAAGATAATGATCCTCCAATCTTTGGTAAGGTATTTGTTGCACTTGCACTTAAAAATCAAGAAAGGGTTACTGAAACATTTATCGATTCTGTACGGCTATTCTTAAAAGACAAAAATGTTGGTGCTATTACTCCAGATATAGTTGAAGCCGAATACACTAATATAGAATTAGAAGTAGACTTTAAGTACGATAGCAACAAGTCTAAACTAACTGCTGGTCAAATAGAAACCAAGGTGTCAGATACGGTTGATAAATACAATGAGGATAATCTTTTGTCGTTTAATGGGGTATTCCGTATGTCTAATCTTCTGAAGTTGATTGATGAATCAGACCCTGGAATTATCAACTCGGTTATAAGAACAAGAATGTATAAGAGGTTTAGACCATTCCCTTTGAAAGCTGAAGATTATATGATTAGCTTTCCTAATTCTCTTTACATCTCGACGACTAATGAGGCGACAATAAATTCTAGCGTTTTCTTGTTGGATGGTGTTGAATGTAGGTTAAGCGATGAGCCTATAAACGGTTCTACGGATAGAAGAATTTTCGTTATCAATAATGGTACTAGCGAGAAAATTTCTAAATATGCAAATGTCGGCACTATAGATCCAGTAAAGGGTACTGTCAACCTAAAGAATATAAAATTCGACCTTTCTAACTTTATTACCATTTATGCTAAACCAGACAGCTTCGATATCAGCCCTAAATATAAGCAATTGCTTACCATACCGACTGGAACAATTAAAATAACATCCGAGTTAGACACGGTATCGCTACTAGGATCTACTGGACTATCAAGTTATCAAACGTTTACGAGACACTAAATGTCAAATAAAGAAATTACAAGAGTTCCTGAGATACTACCAGACAATTTGGCAGCAGAGTCTGTTGAATTTGTAACATTCCTTAAAAAGTATTATGAGTGGATGGGTCAAGAGGGTAATCCCTCTCATAATGTAGATTTATCCCTCACCCAAAGAACTCTCAGCAATGCTACTGACTTCTACCTCAGTTCATTATATAATGAGCTTGGTTATGGGTTTGTATTAAATAAAGAATCTAACCAAGAAAACCTGATAAACAACCTTTCTGAAATCTATTCGGCTAAAGGTTCATTACAATCTATTAAGGTTATGTTCAGGGCATTATTTGGCGAAGAGATTGAAATAAAATTACCCAAAGAACAAATCCTAAAAGCATCGTCTGGTAACTGGCTAAGTGAATATTCTGTAATTGTAGAGTTAAATGAAGGCGACATATACACTACAGTCGGTAAGTATGTTGAGGTCGAAACTACTTTCCCTAACACCCCCACACAAACTTTTGACGTAGAAGTTAAACGTGTAGAGCAAAGGGAAGAATCTAACAATGTATACGAGGTTTATGTCTCAAGATACTTTGCTGGTTTCTTCTATTTTGACAGTGTAATAAAATATGGGGATGTGGTAGCCACTCTCAAACCTACCATGGCAGAGGTTGCTAATATTGAAGAAGGCGGTACTGGTTTCCGAGTTGGTGAAGTATTTGAAGTAAAAGATTTTATAAGATCTACTAATTTTAACGAACTAGCTGGATTGCCGACTCAGTTTAGAAGAAGATCTTTATCTAGAGTAAGCCCAGCCAGAAGCATAATATCTGAATTATCAAGGTTTGAGGTCGAAGATGTAGATGTAGATGTAAGGTCTGATGGTACTATCACTCAGACTATAAAAAGCAAAGGCTCTGTAACGACCAAAACATTCCGAGGGTCAACTGTCATAACTCGTATCGAGTTTGAAAACGGAAAGGTCAAAGAATTTAAAGAAACATTAGATGGTATCCCGACTCCAAATTTAGCTGTAAACTGGGATGCGATTTCTTCAGCCTTGACAGAGTTGAATAACTATGATAGTTTAGGTGGCGTTTCTCCTATAGGTCTTTATGCTTACTTATTAGATACTCCAACTGGATCAACATATGCTGGCACTAGTATCAGCGATCCGACCTATAACTCTGTCGGCGATCAATACCAAAGAATAGACTTTGACCAAGACGGTCAATTTTCAACAGATGATGCATTATCGGTATTAAAGTATGTATTTGATTTCAGCGTAACTGGCGCAGACACAGATAGATTTTTAAGAATAACCGAAGTATTCGAAGCGTGGAATGCTTACGCTCTAGCAAGCGGTCTCACAGATCAAACTTTCCCAGTAAATCCTGGAAACCCAAATAGTCCAGTTGAGCTTCCGATAGATGTTGCAGTAGATGTCATCAAGTTGTCATTCGGATTACTCGGTGGAGTTGAAGGTGCTGCAGTTGGTGCTGAATATGCGCTTATTCAACAAACTGCTGGTCTTACAGAATTTGAAAAAGGCGATATCGATAATGACGGAGAGATCGATACTGACGACCTAATATCAATTATTAAATATAGCAATTCCACATTAAGAAGTAGTCTGACAGCAGGTGAGTTAAATTGGATTACCGCATATATCGACGTTGGTGGTGTATCTGCTACTCAGCAAGATGATAGCGATCCCGCTATATCCGCTCAAGGAACTGAGCAACTAGATAAGTACGTTTCAGCCTTTGCTGCTCTTTATCAATCTAATAAAAGAAATTCTTTACACGACTACTTACTAGAAACTGATGGCGATTATGCTACAGGAAGAGTCCGTGGGGACATCACTCAAACTGGTCGAATAAACCTCGACGACGTTAGACTTTTATTACAACGTGCAGCTGGTTATTATGATGTATCTAAAGGTGGTATCAGTAGGATTGACGTAAACGAGCTCATCGGTGGATACATACCAGATTCTGGGTCGATAACTTTAGAAAATACAGGTGGCGGTAATCAAGCTGCATATAACACAATAATAAGGGATGGTGTTATAACAGGGTTTGAAATCACATCAGCTGGTGAGGGTATAAGGTCAGCAAAAGCTATTGTGAAAGCACCCTTTAATTCTGTTGTTGAAAGTCCTCCATTTACTTGGCTTCGAAGTTTTAAGTATTATGAAGTAGACCTTACAATTAGTAACGGAAGAATACAATCAATTGGTCTGCCTTCATTGATGTACAATTTCCCCGAGAACCCAATTGAGAGAATTTCGGCAGTTTATGATAATGCTATACTTACCCCTGTTATAGCAGGTGATGGTACAGTAAGTTCAGTAACAGTCGTTAGTGGGGGTACAGGATACAGTGAAGCCTCTTCGACTATATCTTTAACATCTTCCATTGGTTCTGGATTCGGGGGAACGGTATTTGTAAAAGATAATGCGATTGACAAAGTCACAGTTACTGAAGGCGGTTCTGGATATGATCCTGCGACCACTACAGTTACAATTTTAAACCCCAACGGAACAGGTGCTAGTCTAGAACCTGTAATTGTAGGTGGGGTTATAACTGCTATCAATATTTTGGATGGCGGTGAAGATTATGTTATAGCTGGTGGTTTTAATAATATAACAGTGTCTGATAGTGGTTCTGGTCAGGGTGCAAACATTTCTGGGTTTGAGACGATCAGCGGTGTCATAGACCAGATACAAATAGATAATAGCGGTTCTGGTTATTCAGCATCAGCTAATAACAAGGTTACTGTTCATCGGGGTTCTATCAACGACAACCCAAGATACCCCAAGATGAAGGCTATTGTGCAAGATAAGGTTATAACGAATCTTGACGTTGTATCTCAAGGGATAGGATATGGGGATGCGACAAGCACTGCAAATTCATTCCAAAGATATGAGCCCGCTCTAGAAGCGACAATCAATGAAGATGGCGAAATAACCGAAATTGTTGCAACTGGGGAAACCCCTATCGCATCTCTTAGTGGTTGGCAATCGGCAACCTTAGCAATCACCGAAGAGCATACATTTAAATCAAGTATACAAGACAGTCTCAACCTCAGCTATCTGTTTTATCAGTCTTTAGATAGAGGTGGTGATGTCGACGACATCAGCGATCCATCTATTAATATATCTTTGGGGGATACAGTAACGTTTGACTTGACGAATACTTCGGAAGATCTTCAAAATGAATTCTATATTAAAACATCGCAAGCTGCAGGTACTACTGACGCCATAACAGATTCAACTGTTGCTGGTCGTGGCACAGCAACAGTTTCGTTTACCCCTACAAGTGCTGGGACTTACTACTATCAATCTTCTCAATACAGTGACATGAGCGGAGAAATAATTGTAGCTAACGATGCAGCTACAGCAACTGTAACTATACAAGATAGTAAGATTACTGGATTTAATATAACCGCTGCAGGTACTAATTATAATAACCCTACAGTAACTATATCCGGAACACGTGCTGATGCTCAATTAGCTGTAATAGGGACTCCAAATTATGTTGAGTGGATAGATGAAGTAATCGCCGAGCCACTGCTAGGAACTGCCAATAATCCAATTCTTATAGATGGTCCCGGAACTGGTGCTAATGCACGTGTTTCTAAGATCGGTTCTAATGGCGAAATTGAACAGGTACAACTTTCTAGTTTTGGATTCGATTACCCAGAATCTTTTACATCAATAATTGCCCCACAAGGATCTGGCGGTACAAACGCTAAAGTTACATTTAGGTCGGGGGTTGTCGGAGTAACCTCTCCGAAATATGTTGACCGTAAAGGATTTGTTTCTGATATTATTAAGATTCAGGATAACGACCTGTATCAAGAGTTCTCTTATGTTATTCAAACTGGCGTAGACTTTGATTTATTCGAGGATCTAATTAAGAAGTCGGTTCACCCAGCTGGTATGAAGATATTTGGTGAACAAAGCATAAATGAGAATTTCGAATTAAGCGTTTCCCAGACCGAGAACTCAGCATTTTACTACAACAAGTTATTCATTGACAACACGTCGAATGGGGAATTACTTCCTGGTGGGGATGGGACTTCTACTAGAAACGATGACTTTGACGTTTATGATTTTGATAAAATTTTCCCAGCAGAAAATGATGCTGAAACCGAGCATAAAACTGACGTAGGTGACCTCGATGATTATTCTTTTGTTAAAGAATTCCCGCTAACGTCTACAAATCCAGATGACTTAATAGACTCTACTGCTGATGCTGAACACCTACAGGAAACTAGAGTTACTCTTAAAGACATGTCAACTGATGATTCTCTGTATGTCCAATTTACCGATGTTAACAGTGAGATTATACAAGAGACTAGAGTTATTCTTAAGGATATGTCTACTCCAGCTGGTGCTCACTACATACAGTTTACTGACGTTAATGATGAGATTATAAAAGAAACTTATGAATTCGCAAAAGAGTTTCCATCTCAGAATGCAGCATCAGAAGATTCAGAAACTAGGATTAATCTCCTTTCTGAAAATTTACCTGTAAACGCATTCACTAAGGAGTTTCCTGTATTTTCAGACTTATTAGATTCTACAGCTGATGCTGAACACCTACAGGAAACTAGAGTTATTCTCAAGGACTTCAGCAATTCGGAAAAATATAGAGAAGTTGTAAACCTTGACGACTCAAACGATTTTGATGATTGGCACTTCACTAAAGTTAATTTAGACATAGTAAATTTAGACGATGATGACAACGATGATTGGCACTTCACTAAAGTTAATTTAGACGAGGTTGATCTAGATGGTGACGATAATGACGATTGGCACTTCACTAAGGATAGAGAAGATTTAGTTAATTTAGAAGATGATGATAATGATGCCCGACACTTCACTAAGAATATGTCTCATGAATCTACATTAGACGAATCAATAGTTTATGCTGTTTTCTCGGATCTTGCGAATGATCCCAATAAGGATACCCCAAAATCTTTCATTAAAGAATTCCCATTAACGTCAACAAATCCTGATGACCTAATAGATTCTACAGCTGATGCTGAAGATGAAGGATCTAAAAAACATTTTTCTAAAGAAGGTTTTCAGGAAAATGTTCAAAACATATTACATGACAACCCTATAAATGTCGGTAAGATATTAAACGAAACAGTAGATCTAGAAGATGACGACCTTCTAGGGATTTCTTTGGTTAAGATCTTCGCAGATAGCCTTATTGATGGTGTTTCTGATATCACTACTGTTGCAGACCCAGACATTTATAGGATTATTAAAGATCAATCTGATATAATAAATCTGACAGGTGCAGAACGTCTTGTTGAAGCAGATATCGAGGATAAACTTTTCACTAAGGGTTTGAGTGAAACTCTAGTTACTGGAGTTCAAGATCCTTTAGGTAAGGCTGTTTCTTTAGGCGCATTTCAAGATCAAGTTACAGAACCTAATGATAGTCTATTCGTGCTTTCTCGTGTGTTTCCTCAATCAGATAGCACTTCTATTGACCCAGAGGATGAATTTTTTACTATAGATCTTACTGGGAAATTATTTACCGATATCCTGTTGATTTCGACAGATGATGTCGAGGGTAACTCTACAATTTCATTAGGTAAAGCTATTCAAGAACCTGCACAGGTTCTTGACGATGAGGTTTCTAATATAGGTAAACCCTTAACTGATGTATTGGAGCTTTTTACACCAACGATGACTATTGACGTGCATTTTGGTGTTAGGGGTAGAGATCCCTCAGTGAATAGTGAAGCTTCTTTCGTGATAAGAGAGAACCCAGAAACTAATCGTGATTCTGATAGAGTTTTAGATTCCAATGCTGAATTAACCGATAACGATAGGGATAGGTCAGCAGACCATCGAGTTTCTGCTTTCAGACCAAGTTCCCATGTAACTACTGCCGCAGGCTATGTGCCAGGATATTTCAGAGGTCGCGATAGTACTGGTGAAACTACATCGGGCAATTCTAGCGTTGGTGTCTCTGAGGTTCCAGGTGCTGTCATAATTGCCTATGTAGGAGATACAATAACATTCAATTACCACTATTCGAGTGGTTTACCAAAAGCAACCTCCAGAAGCGGATATTGGCTTAAGACATCTAAAACTGCAGACACAACTACAGATCTCGTCACTACTGGAGTGACTAACCAAGGGATGGTGAATAATTATAACTCTAATATTAACGCAACAACGAGTGGGGTTTTAACATGGGATACTTCTGCATCTGCAGCAGGAGATTATTATATTATGGGTGGTGGGACATCTCAGAGTGGTACCACTGGTAACCATGATGCTACTTGGATTCGTGTAGTTCTTTTGACCTCACCAGACGAAGAAGTAGTTGATAGATTGACGAATAAAGTATTACAAGATATTATAGATAATACGTCTGATAGTGAAAGTTTATCGTTTACTAAAGTATTATCTGATTCTGCATCAGTAAGTGATGCAACAACTTTGATAGACAGTGATATTTATAGTATAAATAAAGGTATCCAGGATACATTGCCTGCAGGATCTGCAGATAATGGGTCTGTGATAAGAACGAGATCATATGTAGAATTAGGATATTTTACATCAAATGCTCTCGATTACGAGTATTCTTCTGAGACATTAGAAGAAACGTTTTAAATTTTAATTTGGAGAGTATCTAAAAATGAACACAAACGATAAAACTAAAGCTGTTACTGGACAGCTGAAAGTAGTAAAAACAAACGCAGAAGGCGTTACAACGCAGGAATTTGAAGTTCCTAACTTGGTTGTAAATACTGGTTTGGCATATATTTGTCAAAGAATGTTAGACACTGGTACTGGTCATACCCTACCAACAGATATGAGCCATATGGGCGTAGGTAGTGATTCAGGTGCTGCAGTACCTGGAGATACTGGTTTAGGTGCGCAAAACGATGACCGACAGGCATTCGATTCATACCCAGTTATCAGTAACGATGGTGCGGGTGGTCCAAATAACAGAATTACCTATGTAGCAACTTTTGGTCCAGGTGATTCAACTGGTTATTACAACCCTAATCTTCCTTCGGGTCAACAAACTGTAGGTGGTGGTCCGCTAGTAGAAGCTGGTATCTTTAATGCTGGTGCTACAGAAGTTGAAGCTGGTCAAGGTGATGTTGGTACTATGCTTTGCCGTACTGTATTCCTACCAGTGAACAAAGAACTTGGTGATACAATTACTATTACTTGGACAGTAACAATTAGCTAATAGGCTGTAATAATGTCAACTGTACTTAAGAACGATGTTCATAATAACATAGCCCAGATTGTTTATACTGGTATTCTTTCTAGAACTACCAGAGCATATTTCTTTTTGGGTAAGACTGATCAATGGGATACAGGTGATTCTACTCCAGAAGCACCTGATTCCTCAAGGAAATATGAGGCGAAAACTCGTTCTGATATTATTGGTATGAAATACGTTTCTATTTCTGACGTATCTTTTGCTATTGATCGTGTCGACTGGTCTTCGGGTACAGTTTATGATATGTATGATGATAGATACTCCTCTCTATACCCTGCGCCCTCTGGGGCGCAGGATATTGCAGATGCTCAGATGTTTGTATTAACAGATGAATTCAATATCTATAAATGCATATCAAATAATTATAATAGCCCATCAACGGTTAAACCTACTGGTACTCCAGCAACAGGTTATATCGGAGCATTAGCTGATGGATATATATGGAAATACATGGGAACAGTGAGTCAGGTTGCTAGAGCCAAGTTCTTAACTCCAGATTACCTACCAATTGATAATACCGCAACAGTTATCTATGAATCAGGTGTTACTGGGTTCAATAAGATTAATGGTGGTAGTGGTTATGTTCAAGAAAATGTTGGCGTTGCTGTTACTGGTCCTCAAGTACCAACAAGACAGGCTCAGATAGACGCAATTGTTGATCCTGATGGATCGATTCAAACACTTGTGATCGTAGATCCAGGAGAGGGTTATACTTCTGCTGATATTACTATACAGAATCAACAAGAAGGTCAACAACAAGGTACTGGCGCAGTTTTTACTGCTGTTGTTACTGATGGTAGTATAGTCAGTGAAGCAAGCGATGTTTCTGCTGCAGCTGTAGACGGAGAATTGAGTTTTCTTTATGTTATTGATTCTGGTTCTGGTTATAGTGAAAATACACAGGTTCAAATTAGCGGTGATGGCACTTCTCAAGCTACTGCAACTGCCGTTATTGTGGGTGGAGAAATTGTAGGTATCACGTTAAATGATCGTGGCGAGAATTACACTAACGCAACTGTACAGATAACTGATAGTGGCGGTGGTACTGGAGCGCAAGCTGATGTAATACTTTCGCCCAACGAAGGTCATGGTAAAGATTTAGTGAGGGAATCCTTTGCTAATATATTGGGCTTTCAGGTCACAACCACTGATGATATAAACCAATCATTCTTATTAGAAAACGATTACAGACAATCTGGGCTGATTTTTAACCCAGACGAATATACTACTGGGGTTACTCAACCTAGTAAGTATTTCAACAGTTATGGGTCAACCTGCTTTAGGGTAGATATTGCCAATAGCGACTCCAGCAGTTACAGTACTACGCTTGATGATTTTTCATTAGACCAAAAGATATATAACCAAACTACTGGCAGATACCTTACGGTAATCGCTAAGAAAAATTGGATGGACGGAGAAACGGTTCAAGGGTTTTCGTTACTACTGTTGCCCTCTGAAGGTGCTGTGCCCGAAGTTGGGGACACGTATCAAACTGTTAGTAATGAAATATTGTTTGATATTTCAGCCAACAGTGTTATAACAAACCCAGAAGTTGATAGCCGATCAGGTTCTATGGCATTTATTAGCAATAGGACACCATTTAGAAAAAGTGTCGAACAAATTGTTAATATCCGTACTTTCATTGAATTCTAATGATTAGAAGTACGATAAATAGTATTAGAAATATAAATCCAAATCCGGAGAAACGTTAAATGTCAATCACCAACAATTATAACACGGAGCCGTATTACGACGACTTTGACCCAGAATCGAATAAGAATTACCAAAGAATTCTTTTTCGACCAGGAGTCTCAGTTCAGGCACGTGAGTTGACTCAACTACAGTCAATCCTTCAGAACCAAATTGCGAGACATGGTGAACATGTATTTAAAGAGGGTGCTTCAGTCACAGGTGCTGAGTTTGGGTTTACTAATAAGTTTCACGCTGTTAAGATAAATCCTACAAACGGCAATCAACAAGTTTCTAGTTACCTAGATCAACTAGAAGATATTATAATTAAAGGTGCTGATAGCGGTGTAGAAGGAAGAATAATTCATGTAGAACAAGCAACTTCTGCAGACCCTATAACTCTTTATGTAAACTATGTTGGTAGCGGTATTGACGGATCTACTCCATCATTTAAAGATAGCGAATCTTTACTTTGGCAAAGGTCTGAAGATGATATAGAAAATAACATAACAACAATAGGGGGAGCCTCAAGTAATCAAGCCGTTGCTTCTACTATATCAGAAAATGCCACAGTGGACGGAACTTCTGCTTCTATTGAAAGTGGAATAATTTTCGTTAAAGGTAATTTCGTTCATATACCAAAGCAAAGAGTTATCATATCAAAATATACTTCAAACCCAAGCGTGAGAATAGGTTTAGAAGTTACAGAATCAACAGTATCTGCGGATGAAGATCAGTCTTTGTTAGATACTGCTCTCAATGCGCCTAACTATTCAGCACGTGGTGCAGACCGTTACGCCATTGACCTTAAACTATCATTTAAAGATATAACAGATACTACCTCTGAGAACTTTGTCGAATTACAAAGAATTGTAGGTGGTTTACAACAAGCAAAAGCTAAGACTTCGGATTATGATGTTCTTGGTGAAACTCTAGCTAGACGTACGCATGACGAGTCTGGCGACTATACAATCAAACCTTACGAATTACAAATGAAAGAAACCCTTAATGATGGGGTTAATCAGGGTGTTTATAATCCAGGAACAATTACCAATTCAGGTGAAGTTGCTTCTGATGATACAATGACCCTACAAATTTCCTCTGGTAAGTCTTATGTAAGGGGTTACGAATTAGAAACGACAGCACCATCCTTCCTTGATATACGGAAACCAAGAACCTTTGAAACAGTAAATACGTCATCAACTCTAGTTGAGCTCGGAAACTACATCAAAGTTAATAATGTTACAGGTATGCCGAAGACTGGTCAAGGGAATGGGGATTACGACACAGTTGAATTACAAAGATATGTAACCGACTTTGATCACGCTCAAGAAACTATTGGTCTTGCACGTGTAAGGGACTTTACTTCAGTTAGTCCTTTAGATATCGGGAACAATAGCGAGCTAGATGAAGCATCTATCTTCAATTCTTACTTGTTCGATATCCAGATGTTTACCGAACTGACGTTATCTACAAATGATACACCAGCACCAGCCCAAGTAGATGACGGAGCCTTAATTACAGGTGTAACTAGTCGGGCAAAGGGTTATATCGCTAGAACTTATGAAGAGGGTGGGGCTACAGTTATCAGTCTTGTCTCCGTTTCTGGGTCTTTTATTGTTGGTGAAGAACTGTCAAGTTCTAATATTGCAACTAGTGATAGCGATGCTGGTGAAGGTCTAGACATTGTTGCTAACAGTGCCAATAAGATTCAAGATGTTGATGATGGTACAAACTTCCTCACTATTGGTTCTATTAAACAATACGATTTTGATCGTGTTAAGTCTATGGCCAAATACTCCTCATTATTCGGTGGGTCAGGTGCATCTTTCACAGCTGATGTAATTTTAGAATCTATTATCAATGCTTCGGGTACAGTTTTGGTTGCTTTGGGTGATGGTCAATTACTTGACCCTAACGATTCTGCAGTTTCTGCTGGAAATGAGCACCTTTGTAGGAATCAATATTTTGATACTGTAACAGGGTTTAATACAAGATTCACCAAAGAACTTCATGAAGGGGATGCTTTACTACTACCCACAGGAACTGACGGTGTTATTCAAACTCGTTACGTTAAAGAACAACTCAACGCAACAACTTTAAAATTATGGCATGTTGCCGATGATGGCGGGTGGAGTGCATCTGATGAAGATAATAGTATTTCTGTTGTTCAAGGTGGTTATAATATATTGCGAGCTTCTGTTATTGAACCGCAGAATAACATTCTACTTAGAGAGATAGAACAAACTCACGTCAAAACTCTTAAAACTGCTGAAGAAAATTTCCAACCCAAAAATGATGTTACAGTGTCAAAACAGTTTGAAGGCGTGACATTAAATCAGGCTATTACTTTGAGTGGCGCTGGAGAATCGTTTAAAGGTAAATCTAATGCCAATTATCAGGTTTCTGTTATTTCTGCTGGTAACTCCGGAACATTATCAAACGGAGATAATATCGATGTAGAAGATCTAACTTTCAGTATAGCTGCGGATTCTTCATCAGTAACTATAACTGGTGGGGGTGGTATTGGGTCGACCACTACACTTAGAGTTAATACTGTTATAGGTAAGGTTGAACAAACAGAAAAAACAAAAACTCTTCAAAAGTCAGTTATGTTAAGAGTTGGTAATAAGTCTGCTGCAGCTATTCAAGGAAGCCCGATACAATACGGTGGTTCAGCACCGTTTACTTCTGGTGTTGATTACGGGACTTCTTCTCACCATGACGATATTTCTTTGGGTGTTGCTGATGTTTATAGGGTTCTAGCGGTTTACGATTCTGGCACGCCTGGAACTGATGCTGTATTGCCATCCTTCACAGCATCTATGGATTCTGGATCTTCCACATATCAAGTGGGTGAGATTATTAGGGGCGCAGATTCTGGCGCTAGTGGCGTCGTTGTTTCGGTATCAGGTTCATCTACAGTTACTGTAAAATATGTATCTGTTAATAATGTAGACTTTGCAGTTAACGACCCTCTTACAGGTAATTTATCAGGTGCTTCATCTACAATTAATACTGTGGTAGCAGGTAGCACGCTTATCGGAGAAAGATACTATTACGATAATGGTCAGCGTGATAACTTTTATGATATAGGTAAACTGACTCTTGCTGCTAATCAACCAAAGCCAACTGGCGATCTACTTATTGTAATGGATTACTTTACTCATGGTCCTGGAGATTTCTTCACAGTAGATTCATATACAGATATATCGTATTCCAAAATTGGATCGTTCAACTCTTTAAGAGGTATTACAGGTCAAAATGGTGGTTCGTTTGATTTACGTTCATCTATAGACTTTAGACCTAGAGTAGCAGATGTCGCATATACAACTGAGTCTGACGGTTCTAGGACATTATCTGCAGGCTCATTCTCTTATACTGAAAGATCTTTTACTGGTAGCACTGCTTCTAAAGTAGATGTTGTTAGGGATGATACTACATTCAATTTTGATTACGAGTACTATCTACCCAGACAAGATTCTATTTACTTAACAACACAGGGCGAATTTGTACACGCTGAGGGCGTAGATTCTGAAGATCCTAAATTCCCTCCAAAAATAGATAACGCAATGCGTTTGGCTGACATTGTTATGCCTCCATATGTATCTAACGTTAAAGATGTTGAGGTTACAAGCTATAGCAATAAACGCTTTACGATGAAAGATATTAGTCGCTTAGAGCAAAGAATAAACAATATAGAATACTACACTTCTTTAAGTTTATTAGAGGCGTCAGCTGATAACCTTCAAATTAAAGATGAAAATGGACTCGATAGATTTAAGTCTGGTTTCTTAGTCGATAATTTTGGTGGTCATAAAACTGGAGATGTGCGTCACCCAGACTACCGTTGTGCTATCGACATGCAAAGGAGAGTCTTACGACCAAAGTACATAATGAAGAATATTGCTTTGGAAGAAACTGCTTCATCTGACACCGAAAGGTCAGGTAAAGGATATGTTGTTACTCCAGGAAATGTTGCCATGCTTCCTTACGAACACGTGGTTTCTATTGAACAAACTTACTGTTCTACTATCGAAAACCTAAACCCTGTACTCAACTTTGGCTGGACTGGGGTTATGACCCTAGAGCCATCTTCTGATGAATGGTTTGAAATTAATCGACTGCCAAGTATTACTACTAATGTTGAAGGTAACTTCTCTACGTTAGAATCTCAAGTTGGAAACCAGCTAGGAACTGTGTGGGATGCCCCAGTAACTAATTGGACTGGCGTGATTGAAGACATCAAAATCACAGGAAGCGAACGGAAAGAAAAAGGTTGGTTTGAAGAAGATATCGGCAAGTCCCCGAGACCTAATGTTTGGGGCGGTCGTGGTATGCGACGAATTTTGCAGATGCAGGTTGGTACTGAGGTCGGTGTAGCATCCAGAAACGGTGTTGAAACTAACCTCGTGGAACAAATTGATATTACTTCTAATGGCGACCAGTTGATTAGTTCTGCCATAATACCATTTATGCGCCAAAAAGAAATTGTGTTTACCGCAAGAGGTATGAGACCTCACACAAGAGTATTCCCTTTCTTCGATAACGTTGATGTTTCTGATTATTGTGTTAGAACTTCTGGAGCGATTGCTCCTAAAGCAGGGGCAACTACTACGGTTACTCAGGTTTCAAGTCCAGTTTGGAACAAGATCAAAGCAATAAAGATTCACTTTGATAAGAACTCTAGGGTTAGAGAAATTATAAAACTTTCTCAAAATCTGAAGTTGAATGGAACTTACGATGAAATCGCAACAATAAAAACATCAGCTAGGAATACAAAAGATCGTGACGTAGTTGAATTTTTGTTTAACGACGCTGCTGCGCCAACCCCAAATGATTTTGGAGAAATATTCTTAAACTTCTTTATCACTAGAGAAAATAAAGGTAGAATTGGGGGGTTACAGATTTCTGAGATCCAATTCTTTAACGAGAATTACGACCCTGACCCTGATTGGGAAAATGCGGTCAGTCCTAGACCAGGAGGCGAATACATAAGTGCTGATGATTGGAACCTATACAATAGCTTAATTCCTAATGTCGATTATGCTGAGATTATGAATTATGACGACTTCAGACGCCCAGAAGCTATGATTAATGGTGGTCAACTTGTAGGTGGTCAGTTTATTGTAGATGGCATTAACTATAGATCAGACCATAGTGGTTATTCTGAAGCTAAAGCGCATCCAAGAAACCACTATGACTGTAGTGCAACTATTAGAATCCGTGGCGGTACTAGAACCATAAACAACGAGAATAATGTAGAACGGTTTATTAGATCTGATGATGCTGATGAGACTTTGATGACAGATGCTTCTGGGTTCGTTTCTGGTATATTCACTATTCCAGACCCTAACATTAAAGGTAATCCTGCATTTGCGACAGGTACTAGGTTGCTACGGTTAACATCAAGCCCAACTAATTCGGAGTCTGGAGTAGATACCTTTGCTCAAGAGAACTATACCGCTTCTGGTATCTTGAATACTGTACAAGAAGAATTTATTGCTACTCGTAATGGTCGTATTGAGACTAGGGCGGTTCAAGAAAATGTTGAAGTAACAAGACAAAGAGATTTAGGCGAGGTTATAGTTGGTTGGTATGACCCTGTAGCTCAATCTATTATGCCTTCTGTTCCAGGTGGTGAATTCTTTACTAAAGTAGACGTTTTCTTTGCTAGTAAAGATGAATCTATACCTGTAACCTTACAGATTAGGGAAATGGTAAATGGATTACCTACAAGAAAGGTACTCCCCTTTGCTTCTGTAACATTAGATCCTTCTCAGGTGACTACTTCTCAAAATGGAACTGCGGCAACTACCTTTGAGTTCCCATCACCAGTATATCTGAAAGAAAATCAAGAATGTTGTCTTGTATTACAGACAGATTCAATTAGCTATACTGTTTGGATATCTCAATTAGGGCAAGTAGACGTCAGTAGTCCAGGAAATGTAACTATTGATGAACAGCCATACCTTGGTGTACTATTTAAGTCTCAGAATAACTCGACTTGGACTGCCTATGATTACGAAGATCTAAAATTCAAGTTATATCGTGCTAAGTTTGATACTTCAAAAGTTGCTGAGGTTGAGCTAAACAATATACAAATTCCATTTAAACACTTAGATACAGATCCTCTTACTTCTACTGGTGGCTCTTCTTTGATAAAAGTTAGCCATACTGATCATCATATGTATTCTATCACTGCTGGTAGAGAAAATATGGTTGAGATTAGCGGTGTTGAGTCTCCAGTTTACGGTTACTTAGATGAGTCTATTTTCCCGACAGAAACTGCTGGTGCAACCTTTAAGATTATAGATGTTGTTGGCGGTTCTATGCCAGCACTAAATGAAAGGTCTTGGTTTAAATTAGAGGCTCAATGGGGTGATGAGGATCCAGAGGCTGACCCAGAGATTCTCTTTGGCGAAGTAACCGCAATTAATGGAGACGAATACACTATAGAAATAGTGCGTAGAGGAGAGGGCGGTTCGCCGATAACTTACCACTATGGGGTAAATCCTTCTGCTTCAGAAGATGGTTTAGATCCAGAATATAGATTCCCTTCGGCAAAAGTAAGTTTATATGAGCTAAACGGTATTTGTTTGCTTGATCTAAATAGAACCCACGAAGTTAAGTCTTTCGGGTTAGATCATTATATTATTGATATAGATGAAAATGCGGTTTCTAACCCAGAAAGAACAACTGCTACTAATAGTGGCGGTTTTGGTGGTAATAAAGTATATGCTAGTGAAAATGCTTTGGTAGACGCTTATCAAATTATGGTTCCAACGATATCCTATCCAGATACAAACATAGATACTCGTGTTAAAACGACTAGCGGTGCTTCAGTTTCAGGCAACCAAATACCTTTCACTATAGACACTTATAGGAAAACTCCTGTTACTGAACGTGTAGAGTATAGGTCTCCTAAAATAATCGCTTCTGACGTTAATGAAAGAGAATATACTAATTTTATTGGTGGAAAATCTTTAACTGTTCAATTGCAGTTATCTTCTACGAACGAAAACTTGACACCAGTGGTTGACTTGGAGCGTAAATCTATTACAGCATATGCTAACAGATTAGATAACTATAGAAGTTCTTCTTCTTATCCGTTTACTCAAAGTGATACAGATTTAACTACCCTAGAAGGAGAGGTATTCAAACCAGCTACTACAGCTCAAGGGGATGCTTCAGAAGCCATTTATATGACTAAAGTTGCTTCTTTGAAGAACCCAGCGACATCCTTGAAAGTTTTATTGGATATAGTTAAAGGTAATCAGTCAGACGTTCAAGTGATGTATAAGGTTTTGAGTACTGATGAATCTAGGGACTTTAATGATCTTGACTGGTCTTACTTCAATACCACTGGTGATACTGATTCTCCAGTATCTCCTTCAGATGATAGAGTTACGTTCAAAGAACATGAGTATACTGAAGATGATATTTCAGAGTTTACAGCCTTTGCTATTAAGATTAAGATGCTTGGTACTAACTCATCAGAACCACCTTTGATTAAGAATCTAAGGGCGATAGCATTGGCGATATAAAGTGATAGATTTAGATAATGCAAAAAAGGTTGAGGATAATGCGGATCTCGTCAGGGATCCGTATTCTCATGCTATAGTTAATACGAATCAATCAGCATATAACCAAGCAGTAGCAGCAGCCAAAATCGCAAAAGCTAAGAATAAGAAATTAGAGGATGCGGAAGAAGATATAAATAATCTTAAACAGGAAATGTCCGATATCAAAGGACTATTGCAAGAATTACTAACAAGGGTATAACTGAATGGCGACAATTAATTTAAGAGGAGATTTGGCAACAGGGACTACTCTGACTTTTGCTCAGGTCGATGGCAACTTTACGAATATCAATAATGAATTAATAGACGTGAATTGGAACGATTCTACAGGGGTTGTTACCTTTACTCCTGTTGGTAGTGCAACAGACGCAGTGACATACCCTGTAGTAACTATAGATCTAGACGCAAAATATACCAAGAGAGCATCAGACTCTGATCTTTCTCAGATGAATATCATCAAAGATTATAATAATGGCATCGATCAAGTCCAAATTTATACTTCATCCGATGGTTGGGTTTCTCCGTTAGAAAAACTTCATATCGACCATCCGAAAAGTTTCTTGATAAATAGCCCAGCATTTAATACCGATAATGATCGATTAGGTAATGGTAATTATTTAGATGGCGATGAGTATACATTGTCCTTTTACAAAGAAGACGCAATTGATCAAGGCGATCACCTGACGCATTGGAGAAATGCTAACGAAGTTGTACATAATACATCCACTACAGTGAAAATAAATCTCGGGTTTTTAAAGAATGGTAGTGGAGGCGCAGTCAAAGCTGGTATAAATGCTAATTACTCATCTATTCGTGAGTTCATGAGTGCTATAGCTTCTCTAGACTCTAATATACACGGATCAGAAATAGTTTTGTATTCTTTGTCGAAGGCTGAGGATACAGATTCTACAGATTATCGAGTTAGTGGAACTATAACTGGCGTGACATTTGAGAATTATGGCAGTGGTTACACCCCTGATGTTCCTGAGTATGCTATAATTACTTTCACCGTTATAGATAGAGGCGTTAATATGAACGCTTCCAGTACCACCTATTGCGGTAGAATAGATTTCATACTTAAACCCTCACAGGTAGGTGGCAGTCCTCCATCTCCATCTATGGGTATTTATGCTCCTCGTGCACCTTTAGTACCACCTTTGACTGGTTCTCACGGTCCGATAGAAGATAAAGTTGCTAGAGTATTAGCCGTAAATAGGCATGCAGATCTAATGGACAAATCGGACATTTCGCTTAGATATGCAGATTATGACGATTTATTAGTTGGCGGTTTGAGAACACGAAAGGATTTTACAATTACTCCATTTTTTGCGGGTGAGTATGAGGATCTAATTGGTGGTCTAAGCAATGGTGGAGAGTATGAGGTATTTAGAAAAATAATTGCTGCTGATGGTATAACAGAAGATACCGATGGCGGTAATGTAACTGTCCATGGAGGAAATGTTGTAGTCGACACTTCTGTTGTTGGCAATAAACCTAATGCGGGGGATTTAAGATTAAGCGGTGGGTATCTTTTGGATTCGGACCCAGCAAATCTTCTCTCGGGAATCAGCACTGATATTGATAATCTACATAGTCAAGGTTTTAGTAAGGTTGGTGCGCCTAGCATAGAACTTGAAGGGCAACTTGGAACTACTAATGCATCGCGAATGATTCTGAATGCTGGTGTTAACTACATTAAAACCAAGAATGATAGGGACGGTAATGATATTCTAATCAATCTGGGTACACCTACTGGCACAGGAGAACCTGGAACTCTAACGGTAAAATTATTAGGACCACCAAATTCTTCCACAACTTCTTCAGATCTACCAATTCTTAACACCAATGACACCCCTTGGAAAATTGATTGGAACCCTTTGGCTTATAAATATCGCATTGAATCTGGAAAGTCGAGCTATCTTGTAGGGTATGACGCTGAAGTGGACGATGATGGTAGTATAGGTACTCGGCTTGGGGTAACACCTTCGGTCAGTGCTACAGCTGGTAGTGTAGGGAATGTAGAAGATCAATATCATCGCACTAACATGCTTTTTTGTAATAACTCTATAGGTATTTTAAGAGAACCAGCTAGTTTAAACACTCTGGCGCATAGTTATGATAATCCATTCTACTCTTCAGGCATCGTGGGTCTTGATTCAATAACAACATCAATGAAAGAATATTGGCAAGAGGCAGTTTTCAAAGGTACTGGTTTAATTAACGGGAAGCAATACTTAAGATCATGCATTGCTACATCTAAATATCTTGATTTTAATTCTGATACTATGGATGATGCAGCGTATAGTAATGGATACGATGGAGTATATGAAAGAATCGCACCAAGTTTAAATATTTTTGCTGGTTCTACTGAAGATTACGATCATGTATTAACACGCAATGATGGTTCTACTACAGCGTTAGAAAGAACTGGTGGTGAAACGATTTCTCTCGGTCAATATGGCTTACAATCTCAGCACGCAGTTTTCTTAGCAGGTTTTGTCGTAGACGGAAGAACCATAAGAATAAAAGGTCAATCTATTGAAATAGATGGCGATACAAACGTAGTTGGTGACATAACAGCAACTGGTGACGTTACCGCATTCTCTGATGAGAGTATTAAAGAAAACGTTGAAGTAATCGAAGATGCAGTAGATAAAGTACAGCAACTTAATGGTTACACTTTTGATCGTACTGACGTTGAGACTTCAAGACAAACTGGTGTTATCGCACAAGAAGTTCTTAAAGTATTACCCGAAGCTGTTGGCGAAAAAGACGGCTTACATACTGTCGCTTATGGTAACATGGTTGGTCTATTAATCGAAGCTATTAAAGAACAGCAAGGTCAAATTGATTCGCTAAAAGAAGAATTACAATCAATTAAAAGTATAAATAAGTAAAAGAGTTAAACAAAAAGGATAGTAATGGCTGCATATGCTAATCTAGTTATCGATCAAGGTAGTACATTTACTACTGCCTTGACTGTCGAAGACGCTGACGGTAACGTTCAAGACTTATCGGGATTCACTGCATATGCATCTATCCGTAAAACTTATAGATCGGTAACTGCAACAGCGTTTGATCAGGTTTCCATCGGAAATGGTCCAGCTGGAGAGGTTACTATGAGATTAGACGGAAACACTTCTCAGGGTATGAAACCTGGAAGATATGTTTATGACGTTATTGTTATGTCGGGCGGTAATGTCCCTACGAGAGTTCTTGAGGGGCAACTAGAAATAACTCCTTCGGTTACAAGGGATTACACCTAATGTCATTGGTTGGTAAAATAGGTCAGCAAACTAATAATCTAAGTGCTTCTATAGGCAGGTCAAATACTATACAAGCTAGGTCTGTTGCTGTAGCAGGTGGTGCTGGAACTCCAGTACTTGCTCTAACTGAGCTCACCGACGTAGATACAGCTGCACTAGCTGATGGATCTGTATTGATCTATAATGCAGCAACAGAAAAGTTTGAAACAAAATCAGAAGTAGAAAATGAAAATTTGCGCATCTCCGGAGGGTCTTTCTAGATGGCAACAGTAATTAAAATTAAAAGTGCTAGTAACGCTAATGAACCAGCAGCTGATGTACTAGCACAAGCGGAACAAGCATATTCATACCAATCAAATAAACTCTTTATTGGTAAAACTGAATCCGACGGTTCAGGTGGGACCCAAGTTAATCCAATTGTAATTGGAGGTCAGCACTTTACCGATATGTTGGATCATGCTGCTGGTACTACAACTGGTGGTTCTGCCCTTATTGTTGATGGCGACGATCGTATCAATTTACTCAGTATTGGTAGTGCTGGTACGCATTTAGACTTTGCTAACGCTACTATTACAGCTGATGGGTCGGGTACTGATGTTAGTTTAACCCTCAACGCCAAAGGTTCTGGATCTATTGATGTTAGTAGTAAAAAAATTACTAGTGTAGGAACTCCAACAGCTAATACAGATGCAGCAACTAAAGGGTATGTTGATACTGAAATAAGTTCTTTCTCTACCAGCCTTACGGTTGGTGCTGATAGTGGTACTGATGATGTCGTTACTGTTGGTACAGACACATTAGAATTTGCTGGCGGTACTGGTATTGATACTACAGTTTCTGATAATCAAATATCTATCGCAATTGATTCTACAGTTGCTACGTTAACAGGCACGCAAACTTTTACAAATAAAACTATAACAAGTCCTTCTGTTTCAGGTCTTACGCTTTCAGATTCTTCTATAGTTTTTGAAGGTGCCACTGCTGACGATTTTGAAACTACACTGACTGTTACAGACCCAACTGCTGATAGAACAATCACATTCCCAGATTCGACTGGTACGGTTGCACTTACTAGTGATTCGATTACTGTTGGTAATACAGCGATCACTATTGGCGGTTCCTCTACTTCTCTTGCGGGACTTACAGAAGTAGTTATTGATGATCTAACGATTGACGGCTCTAGCATAACTGCAGCAGCTGGGGACAATTCTGTGAACCTAGTGCCTACAGGAACAGGTACAGTAGATGTTGCAAGTAAGAGAATTACAAATGTAGCAACTCCTACTGGGACTAATGATGCTGTAAATAAAGGATATGTAGATGCTGTAAAACAAGCTCTTGATATTAAAGATTCAGTTAGAGCAGCAAGTACAGAGAATATTACTATTGCAGATGATCTAAACGTTGGCGATAGTATCGATGGCGTCACTCTAGCAGATGGCGATAGAGTTCTTCTAAAGGATCAAACTGATGCATCTGAAAATGGCATTTATATTGCAGGCGAAACTCCTGCTAGATCCCCCGATGCTGGTATTACTGGTGAAGTTACTCCAGGAATGTTTGTATTCGTGGAAGAGGGTACTATTAATGCTGATAATGGTTATGTTGTTACAACCGATGGTACTATTACTCTAGGCACTACAGATATCGCTTTTGCTCAGTTCTCTGGTGCTGGTCAAATTGATGCTGGCGACGGTTTAACTAAATCTGGTAATACAATTAATGCTGTAGGTACAGCAGACAAAATTTCGGTAGCTGCAGATGCTATTGATATTGCATCAACCTATGTTGGTCAGTCCTCGATCACAACTCTTGGTACTATTACAACAGGCACTTGGAACGGTACAACTGTTGGGGTTCAATATGGTGGTACTGGTCTAGCTACAGTTACTTCCAACGGTGTTGTACTTGGTAATGGTACTAGTGCTCTAGCAGTAACAGCAGCTTCAACAGCTGATGGATCCATTTTACAAGCAGGTAACGGTGCTGCACCAGCATTTAGTAACGTCATTGATGGTGGTTCTTTCGACGCATAAATATAGATACAGTGGGTAGTATATACTGCTCACTTTAAAAATTTCACGGCTATATAGCCATTAAAATTCGAGGACATATATATGTCAACCGTTATTAAACTCAAGCGGAGCAACCAGTCTGGTAATGCTCCCGACACCAACAATATCATAGAAGGCGAACTAGCCCTCAATACCGCAGACAAAATTTTATACTCTCGTGGCGGAAATACGATATTTCAGATTGGTGCAAACATCACCGAATCCTTCACCGTAAATCCTGGAACTGCAGCAGACACTATTACTCTTGGCGCAACTGAACAAACAGGCACTATCACCCTTGGTCGGAGTGATAAAGACAATACTATTAATATTGGTAATGCTGCAATGGAGAACGACCAAGAGCAAATT